CAAATATAATGAAAAAATTAACGTAGACCGAGTAATGGCATTACTACAGATTATGATATATAAAGAACAATTGTATAATTATCAAGTAAAGCAAAAGACTGAAAAGGAGAAACAAATTAGATTATTTAATGCTCCTTTATTTAAAAATTACGATAATACTTATGAGCCACAAATGAATAACAGTTTTAGTACAACCACTTATATGTTTACTAATTAAATATGGAAAGAAATATATCAAACATGCCTGTACAAAAGCTACCCATGTCTAAAAAGACAGAAGAGTGGCGTAAAGATTGTGTAGACTATTTTATAGGTATATCTGGTTTTTCTTCTGCTAACTCAATTCCAGATGAAGAGGAATTACAGAGTTATTATGATTTATATAATAGTATATATAATGAAAAAGATCTTAAATATGTTACTAATCCTTTTAACCAAGATGATGGTTTCCCAGCAATGGCTCAGGATTATAATATAATTAGACCTAAAATAGATTTATTATTAGGAGAAGAAACAAAGAGACCTTTTAATTATAACGTGTGTAGAACCAGTGATGCTGCTGCTGGAGATATTCAAGAGAAAGCTAAACAAATGTTGCTGGAATATGCACAAGCAGCAATGATGGCTCAATTAGGTCCAGAAGAACAACAAAGATTTCAACAAGCTTTACAAACAGGCGAAATACAGACACCAGAAAAAATACAAGAATATCTTACCAAAAGTTATAAAGATGTCGCAGAAATAACTGCATACAATTCTTTGAACTTCTTATGGAAAAAATTAAATTTACCACATGAATTTGAAAAAGGATTTAAAGATGCTTTATGTGGTGGATTAGAATTCTATTATGTAGGTATTAGAAATGGTGATCCATTTGCAGAGAGAGTTAATACTATGGATTTTAAGTATCCTGCAGAAGAAGGTATTGAATTTGTAGATGAAGCATCTTGGTGTGTAAGAAGAATACGTACATCAGTAGCTAGTTTATATGATGATTATTATGATAAACTAGATGAAAAACAGTTAAATCATTTGTTAGAATTGGTAGGTCAGAAACCTACTTCTGGCTACGGTCCTGATAAGAATTCTGTTGATGATTATAATCATATTACTTTAAATAGATATAATTCAATTAATGGATATCTAGAAGACAGAGTATTAGATGATGTTATATTATATCATGTATGCTGGAAATCGTTTAAGAAAATAGGTTTTGTAACTATTTTAAATCCTGAAACAGAAACAGTTGAAGAATTTGAAAGTAGATGAAACTTATAAAGAAACAGGTAATGAAATAGATATTGAATGGAAATGGATTACTGAAACTTGGGAAGGCTATAGAACTGCGGATGAAGGTGATGAAGATGCACTTTACTTTGGAATGCAACCTGTAGAATATCAGTTTGAAAATAGTTCTACATTAAATTCTGGTAAATTACCTTATACTGGAGTGGCTTACAGTAATACCAATAGTAAAGCTAAATCTCTAGTAGCTATTATGAAACCATTACAGTATATGTATATTATCTTGTGGTATCGTTTAGAATTAGCTATAGCGAGAGATAAAGGTAAACTTCCAGTGATTGATGTGACTCAAATACCAAAAAGTATGGGTATTGATGTTGATAAATGGATGCATTACATGAATGCGCTGGGTGTAGTATTTGTTAATCCTTACGAAGAAGGATGGAACATTCCTGGTAGAGAAGGTGGTAAACCATCACCGTACAATCAATGGGCTTCTATTGATGCTAGTATGGCCAATACTATTAATACTTATATCAGATTACTAGATAAGATAGAACAAATGGTATCAGAATTATCTGGTGTATCTCCTCAGAGACAAGGAGCTATTTCTAGTAATGAATTGGTTGGTAATGTTGAAAGATCTGTAGTTCAATCTGCACATATTACTGAACCTTGGTTCTGGTTGCACAACCAGGTAAAGAAAAGAGTTTTATCAATGTTATTAGATACATCTAAGTATGCTTGGAAAGATACTAAAAAAGTATTTACATTATATGCAAGATGACGTTACAAGAGTATTCTTGCAAATAGATGATAACTTTTGTTACGAAGATTTCGATATATTTGTATCTGATAGTACTAAGGATAATCAAGCAATCGAACAATTACATAGTTTGATTCAACCCGCAATGCAGAATGGTGCATCATTGTTAGATATTGCTGAGATCATTACTCTGGATAACTTAAGCATGATTAAATCTAAGCTTAGAGATATCGAGAATAATAGAATGCAACAGCAACAGGCTTTACAAGAGCAAGAAGCACAACAGCAACAGCAACTTGTTCAGATGCAGAATGAAGTTAAAGAACAAGAACTTATGCTTAAAGAGGCTGAAATGGATCTTGAAAAATATAAAATTGATCAAGATAATGCTACTAAGATTACTGTTGCTCAATTGAATGCTTATCGTGGTTCTGAGAATATGGATCAGGATATGAATGGCATACCCGATACCTGTAGAAATAGGTAAACAAGAAATTGAAAGACAAAAAGCTGTATCTGATGCAATGACTAAACAAATGGATATTGCAAATAAGATGCGAGCTGAAGATAATAAGAAAGCAATAGAGCAACGCAAGATAGAAGCACAGAAAGAAGCTGAAAAACTTAAAGCTACTATTGAACGTGAAAGAATAGCTTTAGAAAAACGTAAATTAGAAGAAGCTAAGAAGTTGCAGATTCTTAAAGATAAAGCTGCAATGGAACGTGAAAAATTAAAAGCCAAGACAGCCCTTAAAAACAAAGTGGCAGGAGAGGCTAAATCTAAAACTAAAAAATAGGAGGAATTAATTATGGCATGTGGAAGTAAGAAAGGCGGAAGCAAGAAAGGTGGTAAAACTGGTAAAACAGGTAAGTAATATGAAAAAGCTGTTAAATAAAATTAAAAATGCAGCATTGTATACTTGGCAATTACCCCAGAATTTACTGGGGTTAGCCTTGTATCATTGCTATAAAGGTTATGAAGTCTGTACTAAAGAAACTTGTGGCGAATGTATTAAATGTAAGCTATCTAGTAATATGCGGAGTGGCATCACTCTTGGGAATTATATTATTGTTAATAATATTAAGCATTTGCGTCACGAATTGGGCCATACTAGACAATCGAAAATCTTAGGTCCCTTGTATTTATTAGTAATAGGTTTACCTAGTTTAATACATGCAGGATTACATTCTAAAGTATGTAAAGATAAAAACTATTACCACTTCTATACTGAACATTTGTTATTTCCTGAAGAAAATAAATAATTATGAAATGGTCAGATCTAACATTAAAAGAGCGTAAACAAATATATGATACTGTTAGAGCTGAGAATCCCAATGCTAGCTACTTTGATATTAAATCACAATTTGATTCAATTCCTGAATACGAAGATGGTGGTAAGAAGATAATGCCACCAAAAGAGTTGGGTCTTACTCCAGGTACTCCAGAGTATTATAAGAGACAACAGCAAATATCTGGTAGAGCAGAATTAGTTCAACCTGAAGCGTATGTAACCCCTACGGGTTATATAAAAGATGCAATTACTACTGCAGAAGAATTAGAAAAAGGTAATTACGGTAATGCAGCAGTAAGTACATTAATGAATGCCATTCCTTGGGGTGTTGGTAAGGGTTTAAGAAAAATAAAATCTAGAGTAAGTAACACATTAAACACTCCTATTGAAATACATAGTAGTATGGTTGATGAGTATCCTTCTATTTTGGCAGAAAAAGCTCGTAGGAAAACATCAAAGAATAAGAAAAAAGTCAAAGAGGAAAGTGATTATGATTCTGAATTTTCTGAAGTAATAAGACGGGATAGAAATATCAAGAAATATGAAAAAGAAATTAATAAGACTATAGAAGATGCGATACTACCAGATAAGAAAACTTATGAGTTAGTAAAAGGAATTGATACTGCGTATGGTACAGATTATCTTGATGCATACAAAAGAATAGCTGCAAGAGATATGACAGGTCGTGGTAAATACATTAAATATGCAGAATTGCCAGGTAATAAAAATGCAAAAATAAGTAGAGTACGAGACGTACAAGATTATGGACCTGTAGTTGATGATTATGTTATTACTATAGATCCATTACAATATTTACCAGGAACAGCAAATCATGAATTAGGACACTTAGCTGATCAATTAGCATCAGATGCAAACAATCGTTATTTAACATATTTACTAGATGAAGGTAATATTATGGGTCCAGGAGAATTGAGAAGTAAAGGAATCAATATTGGATCTGATATGCAATCATATTTACTAGATCCTAGTGAATCAAAATCACATATGTTGCATTTGAAAAGAGCTTTAGTAAATGAAGGTAAGATACATGATTGGAGTTCAAAAGTTAACCAAAATACCATTGAAGATTTTTTATTTGATCCTAGAAATACAGGTGTTGTTAATAATGCCAATAAATTGCAATATAATATGTATAGAAATAAATCTAGATTTGTAGATAGGATAAATAATTTAACTCCAATGGAATTTATTACTCCATTACTATTACCTGTTGCCGGATATGAAACAAATAAAGAATAATCAATATGGAAGAAATTTATCCCTTGTATCCAATACCAACTTATAAAGATGGTGGGATACATATAAAGAAGAAAAACAAAGGTAAGTTTAACGCTCTTAAGAAAAGAACAGGTAAGAGTACTGAAGAATTAACTCATAGTAAAAATCCTTTAACACGTAAAAGAGCTATATTTGCGCAAAACGCTGCTAAATGGAATAAAGGTAAAAAGAAAAAATAATCTAATTAATTACAATTATGGATAACAATAGTAATGATACACTATTTGGATTTGAAGCAATATCTAATATGTTTGTAGAAGATCATTCTAACACGACTACAATTACTCCTACTCCGGACGATCCCGATGCTATGACTGATGAGGAGTTAGAAGAATTGAAAAGACAATCAGCAAAAGCTAGACCAGCCACTCCAGGTGCTAAGAATAAGAAGCAGGAACCTGAAGAAGATGTGGTTGATGATGACGATGTAAATGATATTGACGATAACATCGACGACGACGATAAAACCAAAGAATAAGAAAACCTAAGAAAGTAGAAGAAGATGATGATGTCAATAATATCGATGATAACGATGATGATGTAGATGAAGAAGAATCTTCTAAAGTTACAGCATTATTCGATGCTATTGCTGAAGAACTAGAATGGGAATTTGATGACGATGAAGAAGAAGAGAAACCAAAGACTGTAGAAGAATTGGTTAACTATTTTAAAGAAGTTATCAAAGAACAATCAGTTCCTCAGTATGCCAATGAAGACGTGGCTAAACTGGATGAATTTGTACGCAATGGCGGCGATCTTAATGATTATTTTACTCTTACTCCAGAGATCGATTATGAAAACTTTGATACTACAATTGAAAGTAATCAGAAGCAAATTGTTAAGATGCTATTAGCTGAAAAAATGGTTTTAACGAAAATGCAGATTGCTCGTAAAATCGAAAAATACGAAGACGCTGGCATCTTAGAAGACGAAGCTGAAGATGCTCTGGAAGCAATGAAGGAGATAGAAGAGACCAAAAAGGGAACAGCTATTAGAAGGATCAGAGAAAGCAACATGAGCAAATGGTAGCTCGTCAAACAAAAGTTTATGGACGACGTTGTCGGTGAAATAAACGCTATGAAAGACATTCGTGGAATTAAAGTTCCCGAGAAAGATAAGAAAGCTTTACTTGCATATATATTCAAAGCAGATGCTAATGGTAAAACTCAATATCAAAAAGATTATTCAAAAAGCGTAAAAAAATTTAATAGAGTCTGCCTATTTTACAATGAAAGGCGACACTTTACTTGATACTGCTAAGAAAATGGGTACTAGCTCAGCTATTAAAAAATCTGAAACAGAGTCTCAGATCTACGGGTGTTAGTAAAAGGTACAAGAAGAATCAATACCAACTCCTCTAACTCTATA